ATGGCGTACTATAACATAGAGAAACGACTAAAATCCGATGGCACACCACGCTATCGCTGTAATGTGATTATCAAAGAAAAAGGTGTTATCACTTACAGGGAAAGTAAAACATTCCCTAAACATGCTCATGCCAAAACATGGGGCACACAGAAAGTGATGGAATTAGATCTATATGGCATTCCATCATCAAATGCAGTTGACGGACTTACAGTCCGTGACTTACTACACAAATATTTAAATGACCCAAATGCCGGAGGTAAAGCAGGCCGTACTAAAAGATATGTGCTGGAACTGCTTATGGATAGTGACATCTCCGCGATCAAACTATCTGAACTGACAGAAAATGACGTAATTGAACATTGCAGGCTAAGAAACAACGCTGGTGCAGGTCCAGCTACAGTTAGCCACGATGTTAGTTATCTTGGCAGTGTTCTGGATGCTGCCAAACCTGTATATGGAATTAATTACACATCAAACCCAGCAAAAGCCGCTCGTCCATATCTACTTAAACTTGGTTTAATTGGTAAATCAAATCGTCGTAATCGTAGACCGGCATCTGATGAACTGGACATGCTCATTGAAGGTCTTCAACAACGATCTACACATAAATGCTCAAAAATTCCGTTCGTTGATATCCTCAAATTTTCTGTGTGGTCATGTATGCGAATCGGTGAAGTATGCCGATTACGATGGGAGGATCTCGATCAGGAACAAAAATCCATACTCGTAAGAGACAGGAAAGATCCACGTAAAAAGGAAGGCAACCATATGAAAGTAGCCTTGCTTGGGGAAGCCTGGGATATCGTCCAACGACAACCCAAAAAATCAGAATTCATTTTTCCATATAACAGCACTTCTGTTACTGCGGGATTCCAGAGGGTAAGAAGCAAATTAGGTATTAAAGATCTGCGATACCATGATTTGCGTAGAGAAGGGGCAAGTCGCTTATTTGAGGCTGGTTTTAGTATTGAGGAAGTCGCCCAGGTTACAGGGCATCGTTCATTAAACGTGCTATGGCAGGTATATACCGAACTGTATCCGAAATCTTTACATAATCGTTTTGAAGAGCTCCAAAGGAGCAGAAATAAGGCCTCTTGACACTGTTTATCTATACAGTTAAAAATAATACTGTATACAAACACAGTATAGAGGGACTTTTATGCGTATTGAAATCTGCATAGCCAAAGAAAAAATGACTAAAATGCCAACCGGTGCTGTGGATGCGTTAAAGGAAGAATTAACCCGACGCATCAGTAAACGTTATGACGATGTAGAGGTGATCGTAAAAGCCACCAGCAACGATGGCCTTTCTGTTACACGCACAGCAGATAAGGATTCTGCAAAAACTTTTGTTCAGGAGACTCTGAAAGATACCTGGGAATCTGCTGACGAGTGGTTTGTTCACTAATTAACACGTAAAATCGGTAACGGCTGGAAATCATTCAATACTCGCACTATCGAAAGTTCTCCAGCCAGCCGCAGCACGTTCTTGCATACGACGTGGCTGCGGCTTCCAACATTAGACAAATAACTCTTTAAATAAATTATTTCGTTTGAATGCCAGTAACAGGAAATCGTTTATATAGGGTTGATAGCCCAACGTTATAGATACGTGCAACATAACGCCGTGATTTCCCTGCCGCTATGAGCGCTCCCATCTGTTGCCACTGCTCGTCGCTAAACTTCGGTCTACGCCCACCAATCCGGCCTTTGGATCTGGCAATAGCCAAACCAGCTAAAGTTCCGGGATGACAGGCCAGTTAACATGCTCAGGGTCGGTTGTTACATCAACAGCCTTAACCTGATTCTTATATAAAAGCCACGCCGAAAGTTTAGCTCTGTTGGCATCGCTGATTTCACCCAGCATCAGCTCTGTGCGCCAGTCGAGCATAATTGCATCAGCGGCGGACAGTAATCGCTGTCGCTCATTTTCAGCAGCCTGGATGAGTTGTTCATGAGTCGGTGGGGGATTAATAATTGCCATAGCCTCACTTCTGGTGATTGGCACAAGCCCTTCTTTGATAAAAGCATCCTGTGTGCCATACGCATCGTAGGCATATACGACGTTATTTTCATCTTTGTAATACTTCATCATTGTTATCATTTTTTATCCACCTCTACCCAGGTAACATCTGACACTGTTCCTGAAAACTGCTGCACAATATAGGTCGCACCGGCAGGAACCATGAATGCGATAGTTGCTCTTTGCCCTGCAAGATTTGTTGTCTGAGAGCCGCGAAAATTAGCCGAATTACCATCCACGCTTACGTTGGCGCTCAGAAATGAACTACCGTCAGACAGCACCGCATTGACGCTTACAAATATGGCGAAAGACTGGCTGTTGGTGTATACGACACCGAGATTTCTAGATTTCATTCCGCATTGACCAAACAACCCTTTCATATCTGAATAGTTTTGTGATGCAGCAAGTGATGATGCAGCAACACCAGATTCTGTTGATGTTCTGGAATCAGATACGCGGATAATTCCCTTGTTTGTAGTGGTTGCATCATTAGTCTTGCCTTGCAGAGCTACAATATCCGCATAATTCATCGCTGCCGCTTTTGCTGTTGCAGCAAGCGTTTCAGATTCGGATACCCTTGATGATGTAAGTTGAACAATTCCTTTCTGTGTCGTAGTTGAATCCTGAGTTTTGTTTTGCAAAGATTTTATGTCCGTATAGTTTTGCGCGACAGCATTAGCTGTGGCTGCAATATCCTCTGCACCCGATACCCGCGATGACGTTAACCGGACTAAACCCACCTGTGTTGTTGATGCGTTTTTAATACCAAGGTATGTGAGAAGACCAGCTACATCCTTTCCACTCAAATTGGTAAGCGTATTGTCCAGCGGTTGTTTACCTGCCAGCGCATTAAGCATTGTCGTGGCAAAGTTCGGATCATTCCCCAGTGCCGCCGCCAGTTCGTTCAGTGTATCCAGTGCAGCAGGTGCAGAACCCACCATTCCTGCAATCGCCGATTTCACAAAAGCCGTAGTGGCAATCTGTGTATTGTTGACCGACTGCGCCGCCGTGGGGGCTGTTGGCGTTCCGGTGAGTGCCGGACTCGACAACGGTGCTTTTAGTGCCAGCGCATTGTTAATGGTGGTACTGAAATTCGGATCATTGTTAATGGCTGCGGCTATTTCTTTCAGCGTGTCCAGCGTGGCTGGCGCACCATTAATAAGGTCCGTCAGTGCCGCCTGTACAAACGCAGTGGTCGCAACCTGCGTGGTATTATTCCCCGCCGCTGGCGTTGGCGCTTTGGGGGTTCCGGTAAATGTCGGGCTGGCTTTTGGCGCGTACTGTGAATGCGGGTCCGGTGCGGCAAGATGTTTTGCCATCTGATCATCCGCGTACACCTTCAGCTCCAGTGCCTTGTCATCCACATACTTGCGGGTTGCCAGCACTACAGCAGGGTCGATTTTCAGGGTGATATTGTCCGTACTGCTGGTAATCAGCACCATGCGCACGGTCTGGGTACGCCCGCTGCCTTCAGCCAGTTGCGGCTTATAGCTTTCCGGGCAGTTTCCCACGGCAATCAATGCCCCGGACTCATCAAACAGGCCCACTTCACGTATCCACCAACCGCCCTCGTTTTCAGGGATCACCTGTTCAGCAATAATCTGGCTGCTGTTCTGCGGGTCGATATAAAGCATATTCAGCGCAGCCCGGCGTTTCTCATTTACCAGTGCCGTCTGCTTTGCGTCCGGCGTTGGCAATACTCCGCCGCCATCGCCCACCGCCATATGGGTAATTTTTAGCGGCACACCGAGCGCGGCGGCGCTGGCAAGTTTCGCCGCGCCAATATCCGTCAGCAGGGTATAAAATTTTGTGCTCATGGATTCACTCTCATTGTGTCAATAACATGGACCGCCCCGCCTTCATGCGCGGTGCCACCGGAAATAATCGTTTCGTTGATATACGGATAGATCGTGATTTCTTCGCCAAGATAGCTGGCGGCTCCCACCCAATGCGGGCCGCTGGTCTGCAGATTGATGGACATGCCGATCATGTGGCGGCTACATGGTTTGGCATCGCTTATCAGTCGCTCAAGTTCCAGATAGGTATCTTCAGTGATGCCCTGGTCCTGCACGCCGATATCCAGGCGAAACGTGCCCGGTGCCTCTCCGGTCTGCCACCACTCAATAATGCGAATCAGAAAGCCGAACGGCTCCACCACCCGCCGCACGGCACTGGTGGTCCCTTTATGCTGATGAATATAAAAAGCATCCTTCACCACCTGGCGCTTGACGCTTTCTGTCCAGCCCTCGTCCCAGCGATCCACAGAGAACGCCCAGGCGAGATAAGGCAGGAAACTGACCGGACAGGTTGCCGGATTCCACAAGTCACGAAGCGGCACCTGCAGATCAGAAATCCCGCTGCAGGTTTGCGCCAGTCGGCGCTCCAGTGGTGTTGAACCCGGCGGCAGCAGACTATTCATCCGTTCCTCCGTTGGTTACGCTCCACTGCGTACATGATGCCGCCTGTGTTTTGTTCAGGACCACATCCGCCAGAGGAGAAGCCAGCTCCACACGCTGCACACCCTCAACATGCAGGGCGGCAAAGATGGCGCTACGGCGAATATCCCGACCAAGACGTGTCTGACTGGCGATGTACTTCTGCAGGCTGGCTTTTGCCGCTGCCATTACCGGCTCTGCTTCCGGTCCCGGATAGAGAAAAATGGTGGCTTCCACGCGATACGGGATGATTTCTGCGCTGCGAACCGTAAGACGGTCAGCCACCGGGCGGACGTTCTCACTGTTCAGAGCTTTTTCCACCACGTCCAGCAGGTCTTTTTCTGCAGTTCCATCGCCTTCGCGGCTAAGGACAGTCAGCACCACCTCTGCAGGTGCCGGGCTGGTTGCACTGGCATCCGCCACCCGACCGTCGGCGCTTTGGGCATGAAATTCATAAGCTGCAGTTGGCCCCGCAACTGAAAGCCCTTCAAAGGCTGCAGGCACACGCAGGCGTAACGCTTCATCGCTTTCCATCACAGCTGCAACGGGCGGCACAGCGTCATTATCAGCAGGCGTCACCGTCAGGCGTTTCACGTTGTAGTTGGCAGCGAGCTGGTCAAGATCGCTGCCCATCGCGTAAGCCACCATCACAGCCTGCGCGGCTTCGTTAATGCGCTGGCGCAGAAGCAACTCACGGTAAGCGTTCTCCTGCAGCAATTTGGTGACGGGTTCAGATTCCAGTTCCAGCGTGCGGATCACTGCTTCCTGCTCATCTTTCGGATGAAGCGCCACAAATTCTGCCTTGCGTTCGGCAAGCAGCGTCTCAAAGTCCGGCACATCCACAATCTGCGGCGCAGGCAACTGCGAAAGGTCAATCACTGCCATTCTCTGCTCCTGTTGATACGGAAAGGGAAACAGGCACACCGTTATTACGCCGCCCGTTCAGCGCCACCACCATTGAACCGTCAAAATTGCTGTTAATAGTGATGGAATCCAGCGCCAGCCGTGGCTCCCAGCGACTCAGTGCCACATACACAGCCGACATAACCTGCAGGCGTAACGCCGGATTTTGTGGCTGATCTATCAGTGCCGACAGCAGGGAACCATATTCCCGACGAGCAATGCGGCTACCCTGCGGCGTCAGCAGAATGTCCCGCACCGACTGGCGCAGATGGTCAATATCAGTAATGGCTTTACCGCTGGTATTGTTCATCCCGCTATAAAGCGTCATACCGGGCCTCCGGTTGTGTCGCCGCCTTTCAGGACGCCAGTATGCTGATGCGCATCAACCACGATCCCGTTAGAACTCATCGCTCCGCCGCCCTGGGTAACGCCACCATTGATCACCACTTCGCTGTTAATGCGCGTGCGGTCAGCCTCCAGTACAAACTCACTGGTTTTCATGGTGATGTTGTCAGCGGCCTCAATGACCATTGATTTGATGCCCCTGACATACCAGCGCCCGGTGGCGGGTTCATATTCAAACCAGCCACCGTCAGGATGTTCTGTCACGCAGGCGTCCGCCGACGTCGACGGTGGCGCGAGCTGATTCGAATAGATGGCGGGCAGCGCAAACGCGGTTTCCAGATTGCCTCCCAGACTCAGCAGCACCACCTGCTCACCTTCCGATGGTTTCCACCATGTGCGGGCATTACCCGCGCGCAGCGTCAGCCAGTTAATCCAGTTGGTTTCAAGGTCGCCCGTTTTCACCCGACAAAGCCAGTTTTCCCGGTCCACTTCGGTGACTACACCTGTGCGGATCAGATTGGTGATAAGGCGCATGATTTCGGTTAATTGTGCGTTCATAGGGAAAGGTTGCCATCAGGGGAAGAAAGGCGGCAGTGCTGCAACTTGTATCAGTGCTGATACAAAGATCACCCCGCCAGCCATTGCAGAATCATGTCGCGGGTCATTGCCTCAACATCATCATTTACACCCAGCAGGCGGCGCTCTGCGTAACGGACCTCCGGTCCTTTGCGACTGACGCGATCACGCAGGCCGTAATGGTGAACACGGGCAATACGCTGCACCTTGCCTTCAAACTGTACGCTGGCAGAGTCGGCGCTGGCGGCAGTTTTCAGGTATTTTGTGGTGCGCAGCTTTGCAAACATCTGACGTTTGATGCGCCCCTTCTTGCTGCGTGCTGTTACCCTGCGCGGTTCATAACTGCTGCCATCTGGATTGCGCTGCATCCTGATATTCTGCTGCTGTGTCCGGCGCAATTCCTGCGCCAGCTGGCGCATCATACGGCTTCTCGTGGCTGGTTCCAGATTCGCCAGCAAGGCACTCAGCCAGTCGTCCACCTTCTGCAGTTCAGCCACGTTTCACCGTCCACATTTCTTCAGGTTCATCGGGTTCTGCTACAGCTTCAACGCTCGACACACTGCCGTCAGTGCTGACCAGCACACGTTCCGTCAGTTGCAGATTAAGGCTGATATCACAGACATCGTTGCGCAAAATATCCACATCAAAGGTGAATAGCTTTTCCCGTAACGCCGGGTTATTGATGGCATCGGGCTGGTTATCCCGAAGCCACAGTAAAACCGGGGCCATCAGCAGATTCTGGTCGCCGCTGAAATCCTCTATCACCACGTTCAGGGTATAACGGTACTCCCATGACATGGAGCCGGCCCCCGTGGCAACCAGCGAACCGTTATCCACAAACAGATGCAGTTTGTCCGGGTTATTGCGGACATAAGGCACCGCTTTATTGAGGGCGTGGCGCAGGGATTGTGGTTTGTTCACTGTTTCGCTCCTGACACGCAATAATCATGTCCACTTTGTCTGCACAGACCGCCCAGGCGGCCTCCGTTTCATCCAGCAACGCGTTCAGGTCACCGTTAGTGCGCGGCGCTGCCTGCCCCAGCCGACACGGCGTCACTCGCGGACAACCACTGACGGTAAGCTGCACCTCCGGTGAGTGTGGGGCGTTCCCGCAGCCGGATAATGTCAGCAGGCAAAGGAGTATCAGCCCAGCGGCGTAAATCCTCGTTCTCACGTTTCAGTTCCTCAATCCGGTGTTGTCGTTGTCTCAGCAGTACACTGGTCTGTTCTGCTTCGGCATAGAGCCGCGCCTGCTCCCGGTTATTGGTTTCAGTCAGAATGGACAGGCTGATAAGCTGGCTGTTGCTCTTTGCCAGTGCCTGGCTTTTGCTCCGAAGCTCGTCTGCCTGCGTGCTGATGGTCTGGCTGGCATCAGCCAGCCGCCACGTCTGCCAGCCCAGCGCCGCCAGTAATAACGCCAGCACAACCAGCAGCAACCGGTTCATGCTGCTACCTGTTGCGCAATCTGATTACGGATCATCCAGAAGGCAATAACGGTCAGCAGATAAAAGACCAGGGTAATAGCCCACCCCGTCCAGGCGAAACTTACGACAATCAGCAATCGCATCACCCAGCTGATAAATACGTTTTCTTTTCGGGTAATGGTCTTTAGCAAAGATGCCCTCAACTCCTGCCAGAGCGGGCCGTTCTTAATTAACGCAGCCAGTGCTACCGGAATTACCGCCCATGTCAGCAGACAGGCTACCCAGACACCGGACGCTGCCAGTACCGGAAAAATCCCCTGTGGATACACCATTGCTGCGATCAACAGCGCCATCCATAACATCAGAAACAGCCCGCTGATTACTTTCTTTTTCATTTCAGTTTGCTCCCTGTAAGCACCAGGCCATCTCCCGCGCACGGCGGTTATCCAGCCCCTGATTAAAAACACCTTTCACATAAACCCAGCGCGGCAACTGTCGGCACGCATCCGCCCAGCGCCGCTGATTGAGTAATTTCACCAGTGTGGAACTGCAGGCATTGCCCGTTCCCACGTTGAAGGCAAACGACACCGCAGCGTCATACACCTTCTGCGGCGGCTGTTGCTTCACACACCTTTCCAGCGCCCGCTCCACACGCAGCACGTTGGAGATCAGCCCTTCTGCTGCCTGTCGCTCCGTAATGGTTTTGCCGGGAATGACGCCCGACGTATTACCAATGCCGTCGGTCCAGACACCCGCGCTGCACTGATACGGCTGCAGACGACAGCCTTCGTAATCAGCAATCAGTTTCAGCCCCTCCACGGAGGTGTGAAGCTGCTGAAAACCCGGCAGCGTGGCAGCAATAGCCAGCACGGCCCCGACAAGGCAGCGTTTAACGATTGATGGATTCATAGTCCTCCCGCGAGATCTGCCCGTCGCGCAGAAGCTGGTAGGCTTTGTGTTTGTAGTACCAGTTGATAGCCAGCATCAGTACACCAATCATCAGGCCGCCCAGCGTTGAGGCATCCTTGATGGACAAATCGCCCAGCCAGGCCAGCACGACGGCGATGCAATACGTGATAAAGGCGCTGATTCGCTCAAGCGTCATAATTCAGTCCCATAGCTGGACGGTCTGCACGGTGGTGGTTGTCGGAATGTCCGGCAGCTCCACCTGCAGCCCGTGAGGTAAAAAGGGGCCGTATTCGGCAAGCCCCGGATTTGCCTTCAGTACCTGCTCCGTGACACCCTGCGTGCGCCCGTAATGACGCCAGCAAAGCGCGTCCACCGTGTCATACTGATGCGCACGCACTTTCATCAGATAAGCTCCACTGTGCAGTGCGGCGCATCCTGCACCCGGCTGATGGCCCAGCGGGCGTCACGCCACAAATCACCGCTTGCTTCCGCCAGTTCCTCGCCCCGCTTCACACCGGATGCCGTGGCGTCATAGTCCTGATAACGCTCGTTGAGCATGGCGCGTGCCCAGCAGTAAACCGCGTTGAAATAGTGATGAATGCGCTCACTTTTGCCGTCCAGCTGTTCCGCCGGAACCTCTGCCAGCGAGGCATATCCCAGCATCTGCTGACGTCTGCGAAACTCATACAGCTCTGCGTTGACCTCCGAAATTGCCGACAGCGCAACCTGCTTTAAACGCGGCTGCGTCACCGTGCCGTCAGTGCGCATGACACAGCGAAACTCCGACAGGTCCACATCAGGCCAGAACGGCGTATTTCTGATGATTTCCGCCTGTTCCGGTGCCTGTTCTGGCGCAACAAACTTCATGCTGCTTTCTCCTGAAATAGAGGGCGGTGGACGGGATTTTGATGTGGCAGTGCCTTTCGCCACCCCGTGCCGCCCGTGCGCGGGGGCACGTTCTGTCAGCGGCTGTCATTGCGCAGTCTGCGCTCCAGCTGCTGTTTGTCTTTTTTCACGCCACAGCGGGGATCGAGCTGTAACGCATGGTTGAGATGATTAAGGGCGGAAGCCGGATTGCTTTCACTCAGGACAGCGCCAATCGCTTTATGCAGACGCGCCCGTGACTGGTCCGGCATATCCAGACCGTCTGTCAGCTCCAGCGTCTGCAGCAACAGATCGGCATCAAAGTCGGTGGCGGCAAGCATTGCGCTCTGCGCTGCATCTGCCATTTCCTCTGCCAGCACGGTCTGCACGTTGCGGTTACCCAGCGGCATCACCCAGCCATGACGCAGGGCATGACGCCCGATCTCCAGCGCCCCGGCATAATCTCCGGCATCAATGCGCCACAGCATCACGTACATCAGCACGTCATCCTGCTGTGCGCCTCCGGCAGCCAGGACACCCTCCGCCCAGGCGGCGTACTTCGGCAGCAGCTCCACTTTGATTTCCGCTTTTTTGACCGTGGACTGAACGCCCTTGAGACGGCGGCGGTCTTCCGCCAGTTGCAGCAGCATCAGGTCATAGCCCGACGCGTGGCGAACACTGCCGCCCTCGCGGGCGGCCTGTTCAGCCTGAACGCGCAGGCGATGCTGCCGTGCGGGACTCAGGCTCATGGTTTATGCTCCGGCTTCTGCGGCGGTGCTGAAGTCGCCAATCTGGATGTTTTCCACCAGTGCTGCGCAGCGGTAGTCCTCAACCACATAGGCTTCGTTAACGGATTCAAAGTTTTCAATCCGGTCACGTTTCGGGTTGTCGATAACTGAACGGCGGCGGGTGTCTTCCTGCCAGTAGATGGACAGGTTATCCAGACGGGTGATCAGCAGCGCATTCGGCGGGAAGAACGGCGCACGCACGGCCTGCAGGCCACCCATGCGTTTCTGGCTGATGATCATATCGGCAGCCAGTTTTTCACTGTTTTCCTGCTCTTTGTTGACCAGCGGGAAATACTTATCAGACAACAGTTCACGACCGCAAATCACCACCAGATCGTCATCGTCCTGGTAGACCACGTCGATAAGCTCATTAACGGCATCCATCACCACGGCGTCCAGGTTGGCATATTCGCCACCTTTACCGACTTTCACCGCGCCCGGTGTGGTTTCACCGCCCGTGGTGGTGCTGCCCATGACGTGATCCGGTGCATCCTCACGGATTTTCTGCAGCCAGCCTTTATTCACATCCTGCAGCAGCGGGTTTTCGCTACGGTTGGAGGTTTTCGCACGCTTCACGCCGTTAAAGCCGATCATGATGCGGTCCAGTGCCTGACGTTTCACGATGGCGTCACGGATACGCACCTGAAAATCCTGAAACTTCGCCCACAGGTCCAGCTTCGCGTAGGTCAGCACCGTGTCAAAGTTGGTCTGCTCGCATTTATATTCCACATCGACCATCAGCGTCGGATCGACAGGTTCACGCTCTTTCGCGGTGGTATCAGTGGTTCCGGCAATGGTGCTGCCAACTCCCAACCCCAGCAGCTGACCGGACTGCTCAGTCACTGGCGTGACGTTAATCAGCGTCAGGAAAGCGGCGGACTGCTGGATCTGGTCTTCCAATGTCTGCTGCACGGACGGCTCTACGGTGAACTTGCTGGACAGTTCTTCAACTGCCACACCGTTCAGACGCGCCAGTTGCTGCAGGTAAGCGTTAAAAGCAAAGCGGGTATTCTTCTTCATCAGGTTTTGTGCTCCATCAGCAATTGGTCAGAGTGTCAGCGGGGGCGTTACCGCCTGTTGCACGCTGGCGGTAGTCCTGGCGGCTGTCTTCTTGGCTCAGCTTGTCCACCAGTTCGTTAAAGGCGGTCTGCTGTGCCTGCAGGGCTGTCTCCAGCTCAGACAGGCGCTCTTCCTGCTCAGACAGGGATTTTTCGGTGCGCGCACTCAGGTTCTGCTGCTCAGTGGCGACCAGTTCCACGGCCTTATGCACATCAGAGAACCGGGCGTCATCGGACTGCTCTTTTTTGGTGAACAGCGCCGTGACACGGGCAAACAGGGACGGCTTGTCCTCCTGGATTTCTTCCAGTTCGATCACCGTTTCCTCTGCGGCTGTAAAGAGATTGGCGGGATTCTGCTTGCGGTTTGCCAGCGGGTTATGGGCTGCACTGGCGCTGAATGTCAGCATTTCAGTGCCCAGACTGGCAGGGTCATCAGTGGCTGCCAGGCCGACCAGGTAGGCTTTGCCCGTATCAGCAAACTTCGGGCTGACTTCCATAGAGGTGAATAATTTCTGGCCTTTTTTCACCAGTTCCACCAGGGACTCCGTTGGCTCAACGTCGGCATACAGCGCCATCTTGCCTGCCAGCGGACCTTCCGTGATTTCTTCAGCAAACAGCGCCGTCACCTTACCGTAGCGGTTAAAGGTGCTGTCCGGCAGATAAGACTTGATGTGCTCAAGGTTAATCAGCGCGGTATACACCGCCGGGTTGTAGCTGGCTGCCATCTGTTCCAGCCATTCACGCTGGATTTCGCGTCCGTCGGTGGTGGCACCTTCCACCCCGATGCGAAAACGCTTTGCTTTCACTGTCATGAGCCGTGCTCCGTTAGAAAAAACTTACTGGAGCCTTATGGTTGCGGTGATGGGGGCAGTGAAACAATGCGCGGTATTTGTACCGACAACCACACAAACCGCAGGCGGGGAAAGCATTCATTCAAGGTTGTAGGTTTGTGCCATGAACACCACACTGACACCCGCAGATCTCGATCCCCGTCGGCAGGCCATGCTGCTGTACTTTCAGGGATACCGCGTAGCCCGCATTGCTGAAATGCTGGGCGAGAAAGCTGCAACCGTTCACAGCTGGAAAAAACGCGACAAGTGGGGTGACTATGGGCCGCTGGATCAGATGCAGCTCACCACCGCCGCACGCTACTGCCAGCTCATCATGAAGGAGCACAAAGAAGGGAAAGATTTCAAAGAGATTGACCTGCTGGCGCGCCAGTCGGAGCGCCACGCGCGGATCGGCAAGTTTAACAATGGCGGCAACGAAGCTGACTTAAACCCTAACGTCGCCAACCGCAACAAAGGCCCACGCCGTCAGCCTGAAAAGAATGTTTTCACCGATGAACAGATTGAGAAGCTGGAAGAAATTTTCCATTCCTCCATGTTCAACTACCAGCGCCACTGGTGGGAAGCCGGAAAAACCAACCGCATCCGCAACCTGCTGAAGTCACGCCAGATCGGCGCGACCTTCTATTTTGCCCGTGAAGCCCTGATTGACGCCCTGCTTACCGGACGTAACCAGATTTTCCTTTCTGCCAGTAAGGCACAGGCCCACGTCTTTAAGCAGTACATCATCGACTTCGCCAAAGAAGTGGAGGTGGAGCTGAAAGGCGATCCGATGGTGCTTCCCAACGGGGCCACGCTTTACTTCCTCGGCACCAATGCCCGCACGGCCCAGAGTTACCACGGCAACCTGTATCTGGATGAATATTTCTGGATACCGAAATTCCAGGAGCTGCGCAAAGTGGCTTCCGGTATGGCTATTCACAAAAAATGGCGACAAACCTATTTTTCCACGCCATCCAGCCTGACACACAGTGCTTATCCGTTCTGGTCCGGTGCGCTGTTCAACCGTGGGCGCAACAAAGCCGATAAGGTGGACATCGACCTGTCCCACAGCAATCTGGCCCCCGGCCTGCTGTGCGCAGACGGGCAATACCGCCAGATAGTCACCGTGGAAGATGCGGTGCGCGGCGGCTGTAACCTGTTCGACCTTGACCAGTTGCGCATGGAGTACAGCCCGGACGAATACCAGAACCTGCTGATGTGCGAGTTTGTGGACGATCTCGCGTCCGTGTTCCCGCTCAGCGAGCTGCAGGCGTGCATGGTAGACAGCTGGGAAGTCTGGACTGACTTTCATGCACTGGCCCTGCGCCCGTTTGGCTGGCGCGAAGTATGGATCGGTTATGACCCGGCGAAAGGTACGCAGAATGGCGACAGCGCCGGATGCGTGGTGGTAGCACCGCCAGCCGTGCCGGGCGGCAAGTTCCGCATTCTTGAGCGTCACCAGTGGCGCGGAATGGACTTTCGCGCCCAGGCTGACGCCATCAAAAAACTGACCGAACAGTACAACGTGACCTACATCGGCATCGACTCGACAGGTGTCGGCCACGGGGTTTACGAGAACGTGAAAGCGTTTTTTCCAGCCGTCCGGGAGTTTGTCTACAACCCCAACGTTAAAAACGCCCTGGTACTCAAGGCCTACGACATTATCAGTCACCGTCGTCTGGAGTTTGACGCCGGACACACCGACATAGCGCAGTCATTTATGGCAATCCGTCGCGCCACCACCGCCAGCGGCAACCGCCCAACCTATGAAGCCAGCCGCAGCGAAGAAGCCAGCCATGCCGATCTGGCCTGGGCAACCATGCACGCACTGTTTAACGAACCGCTGCAGGGCGAATCCGCCAATACCAGCAATATTGTGGAGATTTTTTGATGGGAAAGAGTAAGAAAAAACGCGCTGCGGCGACGAATCAGATCCAGCATAAAAACCAAACTTCAGCCGAAGCATTCAGCTTTGGCGATCCCGTTCCTGTTCTGGACCGCCGCGAACTGCTGGACTATGTGGAATGCGTACAGATGGATCGTTGGTATGAGCCGCCTGTGAGTTTCGACGGACTGGCGCGAACCTTCCGCGCCGCCGTGCATCACAGCTCACCGATTGCAGTGAAGTGCAACATTCTGACCAGCACCTACATCCCTCACCCGCTGCTCAGCCAGCAGGCTTTTTCGCGTTTTGTGCAGGACTATCTGGTTTTTGGTAACGCCTACCTGGAGAAACGCACGAACCGCTTCGGTGAAGTTATCGCCCTTGAGCCTGCACTGGCAAAATACACCCGACGCGGGTTAGACCTGGATACCTACTGGTTTGTGCAATACGGTATGACAACCCAGCCGTATCAGTTCACGAAAGGCAGCATTTTTCATCTGATGGAACCGGACATTAACCAGGAGATCTACGGCTTGCCAGGCTATCTTTCTGCCATTCCGTCCGCCCTGCTCAATGAGTCCGCCACGCTGTTCCGTCGAAAGTATTACATTAACGGCAGTCATGCTGGCTTCATCATGTATATGACCGACGCCGCGCAGAACCAGGAAGATGTGAACAACCTCCGCAATGCGATGAAAAGTGCCAAAGGCCCTGGCAACTTCCGCAACCTGTTTATGTACTCGCCTAATGGTAAAAAAGACGGACTTCAGATTATCCCGTTGTCAGAAGTCGCAGCGAAGGATGAGTTTCTGAATATCAAGAACGTGAGCCGTGATGACATGATGGCGGCACACCGCGTGCCGCCGCAAATGATGGGAATTATGCCTAATAATGTCGGGGGGTTTGGGGATGTGGAGAAGGCTAGCAAGGTATTCGTAAGAAACGAATTGATGCCCCTGCAGAAACGATTGCAGGAACTAAATAACTGGTTGGACGAAGAAGTGCTCAATTTTTCAACCTATGAGCTTTAGTTTTAAAACGAAGACCATTAGGTCTTCGCTTTATTTAAAGGGTTCTTTCCATATTTTTTTTCTAATTTGCTAATATAAGTTATTAATCTTCTATGGCTTTTTGAATCCACACTTAAAATAAATGACAACCATCCCCTAACGTGTTCTATCTCAGAAGACTTACCGCAAAATATATGATGTATCTTTGCTCTAATTTCTTTATATTTTTCTCTACCTATCCCAACTTTCTCTTGTGAAATAACTAAACCTGTAACTTTCCTCTGACTACGAGGCCCACTAATACAAGTTTTTTTTGAGTTAATAACCAATCCTTCACTTGGGATTATAGAAAATAAAAAATCACGTGCTTTAACAACCTTTTTCATAGACTGTGCAGATAAGGTGAGATCATCGGCATATCTCGTATATATCAAGCCCCGACTACCTGCATAACCCTGAATACGATAATCAAGTTTAGAACATATTAGATTAGCTAATTTAGGTGATGATGGAGCACCTTGTGGTAGCAGATTTTTATAACAACATATTTTTGTCAAAACTGAAGATATTAGTCGATTATAACCAAGAGAATGGAACACTCCAAAAACTTTGTTAGCAGTTAAACTTGGGAAAAAATCCTCCAAATCAATATTCAGTATAAAGTTTGCCCCAATATGCGGGGTAGCATTATTCAAAATAGATTGGTGCTTTTCAAATCCAATAGAAAAAGGAGATGACGACAGTTTATCTAAAATGTTACGTAGAACCCATCCTTGTAAGGCTTTAAGTTCTCGAGAAGGTTGGTAAATGGTTCTCATTCTCTTCTCTGGGCCTTTCTTTTCTACAGTGTAGATCCTATAGCGAAAATCAGCTGTATAGATTAACAACCGAAGTGTTTCAACAGATATGCGAGTCGCCTTAGACATGTCATGCAAATTGTTCATGACAGGTAGGCCGAGATTTCTCAATCTAAAAGTGTTCAAATATTCAGCGGATTTCATGAAAGTTGCGCACCCTTACGTCAGAAAAAACGGGTTTCCTGGTTGGCTCGGAGAGCATCAGGCGATGCTCTCCGTTCCAACAAGGAAAACAGACAGTAACTCAGATTCAATGCAGGATGCCGAAACAACATCCAGAGGTTGACCTTAATGATAAACCTCTCGCTAAGGGTGCGCATACGGAATCTTATCATAGTTAAATGTTGATTTTCTACGGTTTTCAAAATTCATAATCTCAAGCCGCAATCGGTCAAGTGTCTTTCTATCAAAGACGCTCCTAACATAGCTAGCCCCCAAAGCAGTGACCTGATAACCATCAGTCATTTGAAGTATTTTTCGTTCATTTATTAGACGAGAAACAACGGATCTAACAATAATTTTAGATAAAACATCATCTTGCTTTATCGCTTTAAAAGCTAGTTCACACAGTGTGCGGTAGTTGACACTATCCAGTAAATAGATACAAGGCAATAGAAACCGCTCTGCGTATAATATATTTCCAATATCTTTTGATACTTTATTTTCTTTCCTAACCTGCTTAATAGATGCCATTAATTTTTTATATAATCGTAATTTTCTGGCAACATCAATAGATGAATCACACATTTCTTTTAGTTCATTTGAACTACAACGCAAAACAGATTTTGAATTAAACTTACGCAACAGGCGAACAGGACCATAGTTAATAAAGCTACGTTTTGATTTAAATTTTGCATCTTGAATGCAAATCAACTTTCTCCTTAAGTTTTCATTATTAGAGAACGCACCAAGCTCTGTGAAAGACCCCGGACTTTCAGGAAATAAAATTATTACATCGACAGCTTCAGCCAGAATATTTTCTAAACTTAAAAGGCTATGCTGCCCTTGACCAGCCAAAAGATCATCAAATAGATCTTCTGGATAAAATATATCAACATCACTGAACTTTGCTAAAAATTGTGATAATTGATGACGCCAAGATTGATGATTAGCAACGTCACCACCACATAGAAAAATGGTTATTTTAATATTAGCTCCTCGATAGAAGCCTTTCTTTGTGAGATGTCCTATAAGCTGTTGTTGCTGCTCATCGGTAAATTTTTTATTCATAATCTCCCCGCTTTTTTCTACTTTATACATCAAGTTATGAATAGATCCAATCTCCATACCACATGGCGCGCGCTCGTATCCCCGCCACGCCTGCCCGCTTTATGTAGTGGTTTTCATGCACCTGCATGATCTACGCAAAAGCCCGCCAGTTCTGGCGGGCCTTAGCAAAAACGATCCTCAAACGATCATGCGATCTCATGCGGCATAGACATGCACTACAGAGCTAACGCCTCGCAAGGGCTCGTTGTTCAACCTTGCTGACGCCAGAAACAAGTTCAGACGCCAGCAACGTTTCTTAATGCAGCCAGCTGTCGTCTTCCCACACCTTCTGCATAATTTTCATCACTTGTTTTCTTTCTTCGTCCAGTTGCAATCCGGTAAGTTCTACACCGTTAGAGCTACCTTTGCGGATACGAATTACCGTTTTGGGATACATAGGGCGCAGATTGCGGTAAAGCTCGGATTCAAGGGCGTCCAGGGTAGACTGGCTAATCTTCTGCTCTTTATCGATCATTATTTCAATGCGCATAAAAGTCACCTCAGCTGATGACATCCATTGAGCGGTTGTATTCGTGGGTTCTGATTTTTGCCATGAGTTCATCTGTCAGTTCAGAAACCCACTGCAAAGCCAGCCCCTTCTCTTCATCACTACACTCACTAGCCGCTACAAGCTTAAGAAAAAAATCAATGCGCTGGAGCTTCAAAGACTCCAAAAAATAGTCCTGCATCTTTCCTCCTATGACACCACAAGCAATACTGTATGTATAACCACTGTTTATATTTACAGTATATAATAATCTTACTGATGTAAAACGTTTTTTTACGTTCATCAGCCTGATATGCCTGGTATTATTAAGAGCACGAATTGTTAACCCGCGTAATTAATACAGGTTTCGCCACTTATCATCTTCCTGCAAACGCTGGTTCCGATAGAAGATACGCAGGCCTGCTCCTGACGGAATACTGCCGCCGCGAAGGAGTAAATCGACCTCTTTCTCGCTGCCATCAAATCCTCTGGACTTCAGTTCATAGACGAGCTGCTGTCGCTGATGGTCTGTAATTCGCTGTTTGTAGTCTTTACGCCGTTTCGGCTTCACCAGGCGTAACCTTGCAGCCAGTTCCCGGCGCTCTTTTTTGCTCATACTGTGCAGGTAATCGTGCAACTCCTTGTCATCCATGCGGGTAATGTCCGTCCTGGTATCCCCATCAGCTGATTTGTCTTTCCCTTGTTGGTTCAAATTTTCAGCAAGGGGACAGTTATTGCCACGAGTCCAAGGGGCGCAAGCGCCCTGGTCGGCTGCCGCCTCCTGAACGTCAACGGCTTTACGAACCATTTTCCACTTCACTGCATGAGTGCAGATCTTGCCCTCTGCAATGGGTGACCAGATGCCATAAATACGAATGCCGTGATCGCCATAGGCGGTCGGCTCTTCGTTGATTTCATAAGCGGTTCTGATGAGGTGATATTTACGGGGAACCAGTACGCCGCTCTGCTTCATGATGTAGGTGGCAAAACAACCAGCATCAGCAGCAGCCAGAATGGCATCAAGACGCGGGTTATCCAGTACCGGCGCACCTGCTTTTTTGTCACCCTGTTGCCTTGCCGCCTGACCAGCCAGCAAGCGAAGTTCACGGTAAGCCTGACGCCCCGGAATACCAAAGAAGCGGAATTGCTGAACACGATGCAGAGACGCCCAGGCATTCACGTATTCAGCGTTATCACGCAGAGATTTACCCGTTTCCTTGCTGATCTCGCCAGCCAGACCACGACCGTCAATGTTCTTACTGATATATTTCGCGATGTAGCTTGTCGGCGTTCCTTTGCGCGGGTTAATCAACTCAGACTTAAAGCGCGGCCCAGTGTTATTGCCCAGCTCCTCGCGGTCTTCACGGATGGCAAACTTACGCAGTAATGCAGTGATGGCACGGCGGTCTTTTTTGCGCATGAAACACAACAGGTGCCAGTGAACTGTGCCATCATGATGCGGCTCAGCCACCCGCACGCCATACCAGCGCAACCCGGCTTTGTGCATCGCCTTACGAAATGCAGCAAACATGCCGACCAGATAATCGCTGCTTTGTCTTACCGTCGCGTTTGTCCAGGTCGGGTTTGGTCTGCCGTTATTTAGCGTGGAATGGAAACGCGACGGACAGGTGATAGTGTAGAAAACGGCGCAGTCACCGCGCATTTCCGCGATAAGCTCCAGACCTTTAACACAGGCCATCATCTCATTGCGGCGATGCGCAGGGTTGCTGCTGCTGGCGTTTACCACATCCTCCATGTCCAGCGTGTCGCCGTCTTCGTTCACCAGTTCATGAGAACGGAAAAACTCCAGCGACTTACGGCGCTGCTCACGTTTATGCATCACGGCTTCATAGCTGACATAAGGAGATGCTTTTTTGCTGACCAGGCAAACAGCGCGCAACTGCTCTTCCCGCCATTCGCAACGCATCTTCCATAATTTCCGGTACCACCAGTCGGCGCACAACATACGCGCCAGCGAACCCGGAATGAGTTCATAGGGCACGGGTTTACGGCGGTTTCTTTTCCGACGGAGTTGCTCAAACGCAGGTGGGATGACATCCAGACGCAGGGTTTCCGCTGCCACCTTTTCCCATGTCTTGCGGATTTCTTCTGGCTTAACGTCATCGGTGGCATACAAATCACCACAAGCTGCATCAAGGCACATACTCATATGCGCAGCTACCAGGGTGGACAGGCGTTTCACCTGATCCTGACTCATTTCAGGCAGGATCAGCAGGCCGTCCAGCCCTTCATGGCTTGCCATAAAGCGAAAAGATGCAGATAGCTGACTGTCGCGTACATGCTCCAGTCGTTCCAGACATGGCTTAATCGTCTCACGTAAATAGCGGGAATAAGCCTTTGGCCTGCCCAGGCTGCTGAAGTATTCAATACGTTGCATCAGCGGCTTGCTGATATGGGAAGGCTGGGCGTTGACGTCCGCCAGAATGACCATGTCTGAATTAAAACGCTGCTGCTCATGCGCCAGCTTTGCCCGGCTAATGAGCTTATCCTGCTCCATTTCGCGCTGGACAGGATCACGTGATTCATTAAAGAAATAACGCTCCCAGACCTGATCACTCAGTGCCTCGCGGCGCAACTGTTCCTGCTCGTTATCGGCAGCGTACAGAGTGATCAGGTTTGAAAGCGTAGAAACCGGCGCAACTTCCGCCGGGTCCAGATAAGGGTTAATGGCCTTTTTCGGGCTGTTCCATGAGAATGCTGCGGCAGCCTCGTTAAAGCCGCAGCAGTTGTTCATATCGGCATGACTCATGCACGTACTCCGTACACGGCAGAACTATCCACGCCACGCGAATAATCAAATCCCATCCAGCAGCGCGGCCCGGAAACAGCAATGATTTCTGTTGCTGATTTACCCTCGCCAGCTGCCACACCGATGCTGCGTTTTACCTTGATATAGTGGTGAGTAAAATTGCGATACAGCGAACGGATCAGGGATGTGTCACTGTTAGAAACAATGACTGGATGTCCTTCTGATGACCGATGTTCAAGAACGGATGCCAGGTGATACTGGTCATCTTCAGTGAAACCATCAGTGTGATAGCCGGAAAACGTACCGTCATACGGCGGATCGCAATACACCACATCTCCCGCCTTCAACATCGCCAGCGTTTCATCAAAGCTGGCGCAGATAAACGTTGCTCGCTGGGCTTTTTCTGCAAATGTGCGAAGTTCTTTTTCAGGGAAATACGGATTTTTATAATTACCGTAGGGGATGTTGAAATGCCCGCTCTTGTTATAGCGACATAAACCACGGTAACCGTGACGATTAAGATACAGGAAATATACCGCTTTCATGAAATCAGTAATTTCAGTTGAGCAGTTAAACTCCTGCCTTATGTTGTAATAAGCCACCTCCCTGTTTGCGATCTCAAATAAAACTCTGGCGCGAGATATAAACGATTCACAATCAGCGGCAACCTTTTTATAGAGGTTGATTAAATCAGGATTAATATCCGCAACCAGATAGCTGGGATAATCCGTTTCCATCATCACAGCACAGGAACCCGCGAAAGGTTCAACCAGTCGCGGGCCAGCAGGAAGGTATTTTTTCAGTTCTGGCATAATGGCGGTTTTATTTCCCGCCCATTTCAGGATGGTGCTCATACAGCACCTCCGTTGTAATGTTTGCCTTTCAGTTCTGCGATTTCCTGACAGGTAATGCAAAGCTGCACTCCCGGAATGGCGCGGCGTCGTGCTGGCGGAATTGGCGCTTCACATTCAATGCAAAGTACGCGTGACACGCCCGGTGATTTGGCACGGGCTGCACGGATATGGCGCTGGCGTTCTTCTTCAACGCGCTGCTGTACGAGATCCATTGCATCAGCCATTAGTGGACCTCCTGCGCTTCGTTCTGGATTGCTTCAGCGGTCACACGCAGCAGTTCTGCTGCTTCGACGTGGTTTAGCTGGCGGGATGTAATATGACACGCAAGGCTATCAAGGCGGGCAGCCATTGCCTCAGCCCTTGCCCGACGTTCTTCCAGACGAGCCTCTGTCAGTAAAATATTAAGTCCTGCGTCATCCGGTCCGGTTTTAGTCGAGAGGGTTTCAATATTACGCATAATCAATTCTCCTGAATTTAGATAAAGGAATGCCCGGCGGGTTTACGCCATGAATTTCATTAATTGGTTAATTCGGCATGGCTAGCCGTCTGGGAAATAAGCTCACCACTGCACGAAGATGATTCATTACTTTAATCAACTCCCGCTTTTCGTCAGTGGTCAGTTCATTAATGCTGATGCTATGACGTTCAGCTGGAATTTTTGCTATAAAGAATATAGCAGCCAGTGCCCGTTTATTTCGTTCATAATTAACATCCCGTGGATCACGTATATCTTTAATAAACCGCTCAAGCTCTGACTCAATATTCAGGCCAAATACTTTCGCCCTTAACTCTGCAATGTGATTAAGTCCATTCAGGCGTTCACCGGGGCTTAATGGAACAGTTGCTGCAGCGCCATTAATTGCCATACTTCATATCCCCCAAACGCAGCTATCGCTCTTTGTTCTTACGGTAACGCTCAAGAGGAGATATATTTTTTCGTATCATCTCTTTAACCTGCTCTCCCCGTAAAAACGTCCCATCCTTTAACGTGAAAAAGTAACTGCCATCGCCCGACAATGACGGATAGCAACAGAGCAAATCATCTTCAGGTACTGAATAACTCTCCCCTCTGTAACGAAACTGATAAACCACTTCACTTTCTGCCGCATACATTTGGACTTTCTCCGTTTCCTCGTGGTCAATTCAGACAGCAATTCATCTTGTGAATGACATGGATGCCAGCGTTTTCCATCCTCACCCGTGATCCAGCCGTGACCGTAGTGCATTGCCGGGCTTTGTTTTACCAGCAGCGATGCAAATGATGGTTCTTTCGTCAGCATAAGCACCTCACAGCAAACCGAATGAAGCACCGAGGCCAGTCACGGTATCAACTGCACTCGCCATCGCAGGATTAGCCTGTAAACGGGCCTGCAATGAAACAGCAGCCAGCGCCATCAGTCGTGTTACAGAGTTAATGCTGCTGATAGCATCACGACGACCGGCACTAGTTTTTACATCACCAGATACCGCACCTGCTGCAACACGCCCGATCTCTGCAGTTGCGCTCATGACGTAATGCGGCAGTTTCTCTTTTGCTACCTCATTAATCGGTACACATGGCAGACAATGAATCTGTGCCAGAAAACCATCTACCAACGTTGAATCTTCAGTCAGATCGGTAAGCAGCCAGATTTCTGGTGCGGTTAATAAATGAGGTTGAGCTGGGTTCAGCTTGTTCCGCAGAATCTGCACATTCATGCCCGCACGTTCTGCCAGTTGCACCAGATTGTGGCGCAGTGCGAATGCACGACAGGCTTCATCAAAATGTGGATGTTTGGAAACTTGGTAATCAAACATGGTTTTCAACTCCGAACTTATCGCAAAATCGAACTCAGCGTCTTATTGCGAAAATAGACGTCTATTAAGCAGACAAAGCATCAACAGTCAGAGCAGCCAGGTTAATCATTACCTTTTCACGTTTTTTGTCTTTACGAAGACGATGACGAGGTAGTCGGCCATCAGCCAACATGTCGTTAATCGTATCAATAGAAAGGCCAGTCAGTTCGCTATAACGTTCGATTGTGACATGTGGTGTATTCAGAGTAATTGAAATGTTAGGTGTCATAAGGCAACATTCCTTCTAGATATGGCTTGTGGCGAGCCGTTGTTTGTCGTGATTAGTAGTGAAGGCTCCAAAAGAACACTTCTGGTTCAACTTTAAGATCGCTTTTGGAATCTGTCAACGAATTTTGGATTTCTTTGGAGGACTTGTGGATTTCAATAGCGGCGGTAAGAAAGCCATAGAACGTTTAGTTGAAGCATATGGGTTCGGTACCCGTCAGGCTCTATGTGATCATTTAGGTGTTTCTAAGAGCACCATGGCAACGCGCTATATGCGTGATATTTTTCCAGCAGATTGGGTAATCCAGTGCGCCCTTGAAACGGGCACCTCGCTTAATTGGCTAACAACAGGGCATGGTTCAAAGCAAGCATCAGCAAATACAAATACTATAGAAGTAGAAAAATATTTATTGTCTGATGGAGCATTGCAGAAAGACGGTTTTTATATTTTTGATAAGGGATTTCTACCCTCTACGTTTAAAAAACCTTTTGTCATCACAGATAACAATTCTGAATTTATTTGTGATAAAGAATTTGATGATATACGTGATGGTAAATGGGTAATAAGTATTGATGGCGAAATAACGATCCGTGACATTACTCGTTTACCCGGTGGAAGAATCTTCGTCGAGGGTGGAAACAGAGCCTTCGAATGCAAGATAGAAGACATTGAAATAATTGGTAAAATTATAAGTTTAACAGTCAAGTATGTTAAATAGTACCGGGAGGAAACTATGCTTGGTAAGGTATTTTTTGTGGTTTTGTCATGTTCTTTGTTATTAAACCCACTAACTACCTATGCTAGAAATTATCCCTGCTCAGGGAAAAAGGGAGGTGTTTCTCACTGTACCTCAGATGGCAAATTCGTTTGCAATGATGGAACTATTAGTAAATCCAAAAAAATCTGTACTAAAAACTCACGATAACTTTTGCTTTTATATCTGCGTCTAAAATAAAAATGAGCCGCAGGTTAACCGCAAAAGTTACATGCTCACATAGCAAAAAGAATAGCCAACTTAATTATGGCTTCAGTGAGATGTATGGTCGTAGAATTTCATACATTGACACTGGTTATACATACAGTGAAAATGCTCTCTACTGGAGGGCATTTTTTATGGCAGTACGAAAACTCACCACTGGGAAATGGCTTTGCGAATGTTACCCCGCCGGACGAAGTGGGCGTCGTGTGCGTAAACAATTCGTCACCAAAGGCGAAGCACTGGCTTTTGAGCGCCACACGATGGAAGAAACCGAAGCAAAGCCCTGGCTGGGTGAATCAGTGGATCGTCGAACACTGAAAGACGTGGTTGAGCTATGGTTCAAACTACATGGTAAATCTCTGACAGCTGGGCAGCATGTCTATGACAAATTGCTGTTGATGGTTGACGCTCTGGGCAATCCTCTTGCAACCGATCTCACCTCTAAAATGTTTGCCCACTATCGAGATAAACGCCTGACAGGCGAGATCTACTTCAGCGAGAAATGGAAGAAAGGAGCAAGCCCGGTCACCATTAACCTGGAGCAAAGCTATCTAAGTAGTGTTTTTAGCGAACTATCCCGTCTGGGCGAATGGTCGTATCCGAACCCACTGGAGAACATGCGAAAATTCACCATCGCAGAAAAAGAGATGGCATGGCTTACCCATGAGCAGATTGTTGAATTGCTGGCTGATTGCAAACGTCAGGACCCAATTCTGGCACTGGTAGTTAAGATATGCTTAAGCACAGGCGCACGCTGGCGTGAAGCCGTAAATCTTACCCGCTCACAGGTGACCAAATACCGAATTACCTTTGTCAGAACGAAGGGGAAGAAAAACAGAAGCATCCCTATCAGTAAAGAGCTTTACGAAGAGATCATGGCGCTTGATGGGTTCAATTTCTTCACAGACTGCTATTTTCAATTTTTATCCGTGATGGAAAAAACGTCTATCGTGCTCCCTCGCGGTCAACTCACACACGTTCTGCGCCATACGTTTGCGGCGCACTTCATGATGTCGGGTGGAAACATTCTGGCCTTACAAAAAATTCTCGGACACCACGATATAAAAATGACTATGCGTTACGCACATCTGGCACCGGATCATCTGGAAACGGCGCTCCGTTTCAATCCTCTGGCAACGCTGCCAAGTGGCGACAAAGTGGCGGCAGCGGTTGGCATTACCCCGTAA